GGTTTATCGACAATACCAAGAAAACCGAGTATTACCTATTAGGTTGGATTGTGAGGGCAGATATACCAAAAAAAGATGATGGGAGCGATAGATATGACACCAACGAGATTAATCAATGGAATATCAAGGAATTGGATTGGGCGTTGGTATCTAGGCAGAGGATAATGGATTTCCTTGAGAGTAAAGGATGGACATTGGATAAATTGGCATTGCAAGATAAAAAAATAAGGGAAAACGGCAAAGTCAAGACAAAAGAGTTTATTGATGATGTGTCATTTAGATATAGTGATGCATATGTAGAAAAACCTATAAACATACTACTCAAAAAAGACACATTTATGAAATTGTCTCATATGTATGGTACAATTGTGTGTGAAGAAGAACAAAAAGAGGGAAGAGAAAAAAAATATCATGTGGATAAAATCATTTTAGAGAGTAAAATTGTAAATGATAATTATACCCAATTCTTATATGATAATTATGATATACAGAATAGGGACATTACAACCACCGAAGTTCCAATGCCATCAAAAGAAGATATGGAAGAAATGAATAAGAGTCATTGGAATATTATGCTTATCTGCGGTAAAAGCGGTAGCGGTAAATCCACGATTTTAAAGGAAATAGGCAATGTTATACCAATCAAATATGATTATAATAAAGCAGTAATTAGTCAGTTTGAAGGATATAGTGAAGAAGATGCATGCGATTTACTTAACGGAGTGGGTTTGTCATCAGTTCCAAATTGGCTTAGAAAACCAAACGAATTATCTAATGGGGAACGAGCTAGGTTAGATATTGCAAAGTCAATATATGATGCAAAAGGTGGGGTGGTAATTTTAGATGAGTTCACTAGTGTGGTTAACAGAGCAGCTGCTAAATCAATGAGTTTTGCTTTGCAGAGATATGCGAGACAAAAAGATTTGAAAATAGTGATTGCTAGTTGCCATTTTGATATAATAGAATGGTTAAATCCAAATTACATATTTAATTTGAATCATAAAGACGAAAATGGTAATGTTGAACTAGAGAAGATAGTGTAAAATGATGATGCAGAATATAAAAATCAACAATATGTAAAAGAAACTGAGGTACTAAGTGAACCAAGAGTAATAAATTAAAAAAATTATGGATGAGAAAGAATTAGAAATTGTTAGAGATTACGTTAATGAGCATTTAGATAAATCCGACCCAATACCACAATTTGAGGTCTTCACGGTTTGGAAATGTAAGATACTACAAAATTGGAAGTATTTGGCATCAACAACACTACCAGATGGTATGTATTACGAATTAACATATGATGGTGATAAAAGAAGATGGTATCTTGATGCTTATAAGAAGTTTGAGAATAAATGTATTGAGGGTTAAACACTATGGAAATACAAGATGCTATTATGTTATTGGAACATCACAACAAATGGAGAAGAGGCGCAGACATACCTATGGTCAATCCAACTGTTTTAGGTGAAGCCATTGATGAGATTGTCAAAAAATATAAAAAATAGTTTGTTTTTACAGATTTTTTTTATATGTTTGCATTATGGATAAGCTAGAATGGAAAAGTATTGATGACCTTCCAATGGATGAAGAACAATATAAGAAAGTGTTGATTCTATCAGAAGGAAGGTTAAGTGGAAGCACGTCTTTATATGTGTCTACTGACTATTGGGGAGTGTTTTTTGATAATAGAGATTTTGATTTGGAAAATGTCTATAATAAAAAAATAAAGCTAGATGATGGTAGATTTTCTTATGGTAGGTTTGGGGAAAAGAAAATACCTATGGAGAAAATCAAAGGTTGGATGTTTGCGGACAATTTAATAGATTTATATAATGAAAGCAAATAAAGAGAAATTCCTAAAATTAGTTGAGGAATATAAGGCTAAGAGAGAAAAAGAAAGGCTAGGAATGCTAGAATACCCAGAGAATTTTAAACCTCAATATCCTTATGAACTATTTGGCATTGAGTGTGGTGATGGGTGGAAACCATTATATCAGCCAATATTGGATTATGCAATGGAACATAATATAGAAGTTCATCAAGTCAAAGAGAAATTTGGTGGATTGCGAATATATTTGGCTTCTTATGACAGCACTGTTAGGAAAATGATTGATGATGCGGAGGAAAAATCATATAATACTTGCGAAATATGCGGGAAACATATAGACAAGCCAATAACAGAGAATCATTGGACATATCCAATGTGCAATGAATGTTACAAAAAACGGAAAAAATAAGTGAATTAATTAATATGAATACGTGAAAATAGTTAAAGTTAATCACCCTAAAGGGCAACGACCATATATACAACTTACTGTAAGAAGAGTAGAGCCTAGTGTTTGGAAAAGCATGGGGTTTGCAAAAGAGCATTATTTAACTGCTGAACTTAACAAATCTTGTAAATGTTTGCTGTTTGAGTGGGATGGAGTTCCAGTTGGATTTGTTGGAATTCTTAACACACCGAGAAAAGGAATACCATATGGATGCTCAATTTCAAGAATAGTAATTTTGCCAGATTATCAAGGTTTAGGTCTTAGCACAATGATTTTTAATTTCTGCGGAGGTATTGTCAAATCTTTATCTGATGAAGAGCACGATTATAGACTATACATTAAAACAGCACATAAAAAATTTGGTGAGGCTTTAGGCAGAAACCCAAATGTTAGGGCAACGATGTTTGATGGTAAAGGAAGGGATAAGAAAGCAATTGAGCATGATAATCACAGATACCGAAACAGACTTCAAAGAGTCAGTTATTGTAAAGAATATATAGGGGATGAGATAGATGGTTTCCAAGATATACTTAGACCAATAGGAGAAATGAGGAAAGAAAAGGTTAGGAAGTGAATCCTAACCTTTATTTGTTTTGCTAATTTTGTTTAGTTATTTTTTCTAAGTCTTTTTCTAACTTTTTACTCCACTTGCCATATGAATTATTGTTTTTTATAAAGATAGATAATCCATCTTTTATATGATACCTTGGTCTGAATCCAAACCATTCATATAACTTATCTGTTTTTGCTAATGTCTCCTTTACATCATAAGCCTTTTCATCTTGGTAAACCACCTTATCAAAGGTTGGGTTTATAATTACCTTTAATATACCAATCAATTCATTAACTGTCGTTGATTCACCATAACCAACGTCAAACACCTCGTTCTTCCATACTTTATCACTTTCAAGAATCAACTTTATTGCCTCACATATATCATCAACATAGGTGAAATCCCTTGATTGAGTGCCATCACCATAGACATGTATTGACTCATTGGCTCTCATTGCCTTGATGAACTTGCTGATTGCAAGGTCTTCTCTTATACCCTCGCCATAGACTGTAAAGAACCTCAATCCAGTGAACTTCATATCACTAAGATTGGAATACATTGCAGCTTGCAGTTCATTAGTTGCCTTGCTGACAGCATAAGGAGATTTCTGTGTTCCGTCATCACCATATACACTTGATGAGGATGCATAGATGAAATGCTTCACATTATGCTTTATTGCTGCTTTCACCATTATGTCAAACCCAATTATGTTATTGGTAAGAACTTCTTCAGAATGTTCAATGGAATATCCAACACCAGCAATGGCTGCAAGATGAATAACAGCGTCAAAATGGCAGAACTTAAACAATGTATTTATATAGTTGGAATCAAGACAAGAATGGTTTTCCTTTAAATCGACTCCTACAATTGTATGTGCTGATAGTTTCTTTACAAGGTTTGAACCAATGAAACCCTTATGTCCAGTTATTAAAATATTCATCTTACAATCTCCCATAGTTTATCTTCAAGTTCCTTTGACCACCCTTCAACGCTGTTGCACATGAACTTGATATTTGGATTATCAACAGCCTTCTGAAAGTCATTCTTGAATATATCTTTATTCCATACTCCAAGCCTTATTGTATTATCCAATATTGGTTCTTCATGCTTAAAGTAGTTGAAATACACATCATCAAATACATAACTCTCTTCTGATAGATTATATTTCTTCCTTATCTCATCCATTTTCTTGAACTCAAAATAGCAAGGATAATGTGTGGTATAGTTGACGTGTGGTAATCCTTCTTTATCTAGCAATTGTTTTGTCTTCCACTTATCATAGTTCCAATATGATTTTGGACATTTCTCATTTCCAATGAAAGTTGTATTATGGTAATATATCCTTTTTATGTCTGACAGTTCAAATGGCTTTACAGCATATTCGTCATCAGTCATATAAATGAAACCATCATATTCTTGTGCATAGAGTCTTGCTATTGCCTTGAACTTATTCTGAATATCTAAATGTGGGTTATATTGACCTTCTTTTCTTTCTTTTGTTGGACACTCTATAAACTTAACCCAAGGAAACTCTTCTTTCAATGATTCATCAAACTCACCAATGACAACAAATTTGTAATTGAACTGGCAGAACTTTCTCCATCCTGTCAACGTTATTCTAATTTCATTTCCTTGAGCACCACTTTGTTTATATGGCAATACAACCAATACATCATTCTTTATTTGATTTAACAGTTCTTCCTTTTGTGGCAACATATCTGGATTCAACTTGAAGAAATAATCAAAATCCCTTTATCTACCCCATACATAGCCTCTTACTTTCCTTTTCCATACATATTCTTCCCAAGATTTGGTTATATAATGTCTGAGGTATAACTTATTGTATGTGGCGTTTTTGCTCTTTTGAAAATCAGTGTTGCACCAGTTACATATATCAGTTGGGCAATGGTGTGAATACAAAAACTCATTTCTGAATGCTTTAATCTTATAACAACTCCTTGTCTGATTTGGTATCTTTCCTTCCGCTTCTTTAGTGAATGATTCAACAACACCCTTGTTTAGTTTGTGTATAAGCCCATTTGCCCCATAACACTTCCAAGACATTACAAAAGCATCATAATCATTGAATTGATTTAATACATCTTCTAGTGTGCAATTATCAAGTGTAATAAACTCGTCATTGTCAATTAAGAAACACCAGTCATATACATCTGAATATTCTCTTTTAAGGTAGTTCAAACCATTTCTGAAATACATATGTTGAACACTATATTTATTCAGTTCCTTTACCAATTTTGCTTCCTTCCTTTGTGTTTCATCCAATACTGATAAAACACTATTCAATGACACTCTATCACCATACTTATCACATATTTCCTTATGTGAATTACTGTCAATATCTTCGAATATGAATATATGATTGATACCTAAGTCCAAATGATATTTTATCCATTCATCAAGGTATTCATGTTCGTTTTTAATTACTGTTATTATACAACTGTTCATAGTTTATATTGTTTTAAAAAAGGCGTACCTTGGTTGGTACACCTTGTTAAGAGATTATTGTATTATTGTTCTACTTTTGTCCATCCATACAAGCCTAAGTAATAGTTAGCATTCTGCATCCACACATCATAGCCACTACTACCACTTGGTACTGTTAATGTACCATTAGTATGAACATTTCGGAATGTATTACTTGATATTGTAGGTGCTGTAGCTGCATTAGACACTATACTTGTAAGACTACTACAATTATAGAAAGCACCGCCACCAATACTTGTAACACTATCAGGAATTGTCATACTTGTAAGATTATAACAATATTGGAAAGCACTTTCACCAATACTTGTAACACTATTTGGAATCTCTATACTCTCAAGACTACTACAATTATTGAAAGCACCCCTACCAATACTTGTAACACCATTACCTATCGTACAACTTGTAAGGGTAGAACAATCAAAAAAAGCATAATTGCCAATACTTGTAACACTATTTGGTATATCTATACTTGTAAGACTACTACAATTATAGAAAGCACCGCCACCAATACTTGTAACACTATCAGGAATTGTCATACTTGTAAGATTATGACAATATTGGAAAGCACTTTCACCAATACTTGTAACACTATTTGGTATATCTATACTTGCAAGGTCACTACAGCCATAGAAAGCAGTATTACCAATACTTGTAACACCACTACCTATTGTTACACTTGTAAGACTACTACAATTATAGAAAGTATCATTTCCAATACTTGTAACACTATCAGGTATATCTATACTTGTAAGACTACTACAAGCATTGAAAGTATCATTTCCAATACTTGTAACACTATCTGGAATGTCTATACTTGTAAGACTACTACAATTATAGAAAGCACTATTACCAATACTTGTAACACTATCTGGAATGTCTATACTTGTAAGACTACTACAGCCACGGAAAGCATTTTCACCAATACTTGTAACACTATCAGGGATGTCTATACTTGTAAGACCAGTACATTCATTGAAAGCATAATCACCAATACTTGTTGGGTCTGACAATGTATACTTAACAGTATGTTCTCCTGTTGTACTAAAAGTATATTCATTAACAACTTCTGATTGTTCAACACCATCTATTTCCATAGCTGAGAATGGTGGCTCACCGCCACTACCACTTCCAGAGCCGCTTCCAGAACCACGAAATAACTTTATTGTGCTGCCTTCACTCTCTACATAATACTTTGCCACAACCTTTGTTTCGGTTGGTGTTGGTGGTACAGGTGTACTTGGATTGTAATGTACTGTATTATTGTCAACGGTCAATGATACATTAGGTAGGATAAAGTTTTCAGTATCTGCTGTATAAGCATTATACTGATTCATTGTTTCAAAATTCTTTAGATATATCATAA